CTCAGCCGGCTCTGCATTTAAGAAAGTCTACTACGACCCAAGCATTGGACGCCAAGTATCTATATTTGTCCCTGCAGAAGATATTATTTTGCCTTACGGCGCTAGCGAATTGGCTTTTTGTCCACGCGTTACCCACCGCATGCGCAAGACTGAAAATGAATTAGTAAAACTAATGCATGCTGGTTTTTATAAAGAAACTGATTTAGGTGAACCGCAAAAAGTTAAAACAGAAATTCAAGAACGTAAAGATAAAGAAACCGGTTTTACTGCGACTTATGATGACAGGTTTGAGTTATATGAGTCTCATGTTGATTTAGATTTGCCCGGTTTTGAAGATAAAGACGAAGATGGGGAAGTTACAGGGATTGCATTACCGTATGTAGTAACAATGGTACGCGGAACAAATGAAGTTTTAGCTATTCGCAGAAACTGGAAAGAAGATGATGACCTCAAAATTAAAAGACAACACTTTGTACACTATGTTTACATCCCCGGCTACGGAGCATATGGCTTCGGCTTATTCCACCTTATTGGTGGATTTGCTAAATCTGCCACTTCTATATTACGTCAGCTTGTCGACGCAGGTACTCTCTCCAATCTTCCGGGCGGTCTCAAGTCCAGAGGGTTACGAATTAAAGGAGACGATACGCCGATTGCGCCGGGAGAGTTCCGCGACGTTGATGTAGGTTCTGGAACAATTCGCGACAATATTTTGCCGCTCCCATACAAAGAACCAAGCGCAGTATTAGCTGGTTTGATGGATAAAATTATTGAAGAAGGACGGCGTTTTGCATCGGCTTCAGATTTGCAGATTTCTGATATGTCGGCTAATGCCCCTGTTGGCACAACGCTTGCTCTGTTAGAGCGCACTTTGAAAGTTATGTCCGCTGTACAGGCGCGCGTACACTATGCACTACGGCAAGAATTAAAACTTTTATCTGGCATTATTCGTGACTACACAGACGAAGACTACAACTATGAACCCGAAAGCGGCGATTTTAGAGCTAAAAAATCTGATTACAGCCACGTAGATGTTTTACCGGTATCAGATCCAAATGCCGCCACGCTATCACAGCGCGTAGTTCAGTATCAAGCCGTTATTCAACTGGCTCAAGCAGCCCCCCAAATATATAACTTGCCGGAATTACATAGGCAGATGTTAGATGTATTGGGTATTAAACATGCCGACAAACTAGTGCCACTAGAAGATGATCAAAAGCCAAAAGATCCAGTATCAGAAAATATGGCGGCGCTTAAAGGCAAACCGCTTAAAGCATTTATGTACCAAGACCACGAGTCGCATATTAAAGTACACCAAATGGCTATGCAAGATCCGCTTATTCAGCAGTTAATTGGGCAAAATCCGCAAGCGCAAATTATTCAAGCGGCTATGCTGGCGCATATAGCAGAGCATTTAGGGTTTGCGTACCGTAACAAAATTGAAGCTGCAATGGGGGCTACATTACCCGCACCAGATAAAGAAATGCCAGAAGATTTGGAAATTGAACTGTCGAAACTTATCGCAGAAGCAGCACCTCAAGTATTGGCACAGTCTCAAGCCATGGTTGCGCAACAGCAAGCACAGCAAAACGCCCAAGATCCGGTATTACAGGCAGAAATGATAGATCAGCAGGTTAAGCAGGGCGAGTTGCAGCGTAAGATGGCTAAAGATAAAGCAGATTTTGCGCTTAAACAACAAGAATTACAGATTAAATCTAAAGAAGTAGCGGCTAATCTGTTGTTAAAAACAAGCCAAGCTCAAACTGAAAAAGTTAGAACTGGCGCCCAGCTTGCGTTAGATGCGGCTAAAACTGCGCAACAAGATAAGCAACATAAAACAAGTACTGTTGCAGATGCTTTAAAACACGCAGCAACATTAGAACAGCAGCAAAAACCTAAAGGAGGCACCACCGAGTGATAGACCTACTAACGGCCGATTTCATAGCCGCGATGCGAGATAAAATTCGCCAAGATATGAATAACTTCACTGACGATATGGCAAACGGGCAGTGCACAACAATTGAGCAGTACAGAGAGCTTTGCGGGGTGATTCGAGGCCTAGCCTATGCAGAGCGCCATTTACTTGACCTCGCTGACTATTTAGAGAAAGATAACGATGAGTGAAACCATCGCATTACCGCCAGAAGGTTTAATCCTTCCGCCGGGCGTAATACCGACTAAGCAAAATGCACCAACAGAGCAAGAGTTGGCTGCCATGGACGCTGTTGAAAAAGCTACACAGATACCAACTCCATCGGGGCATAAGATTTTATGTGCCTTGATTGATGTAGACGATACATTTGAGAGTGGTATTTTGAAATCCGACGAAACAAAAAAAGTTGAGGAATTAACATCCCCAGTTCTTTTTGTTATCAAACTGGGGGTATCAGCGTATAAAGACACTGATCGCTTTCCAAATGGTCCTTGGTGTAAGGAAGGGGATTTTGTATTAACCCGACCATATACCGGTACTAGGATAAACATCCACGGTAAGGAATTCCGCATCATCAACGACGATCAAGTCGATGGTGTTGTTATGGATCCTCGTGGCATTTCACGCGTTTAATAGGAGCTACCATGGCAGAGCAATTTAAATTTCCTGATGAAGAAGATCAGGGTAAACCCTTAGATAAGGAAGATGCATTTGAATCCGATGTAGATATTGATATTTCCGGTGAAACGGATGTTGAAATTGAAATTGAAGATGATGTGCCTGAAGAAGACCGCAGGGCGCAACCTTTAAAAAGGGAAGTAGAAGACCCTTCTGATGAAGAAATTGAAGGGTATACAAAGGGTGTTCAAGGACGAATTAAAGAACTTACACACGCGCGGCACGATGAACGTCGGGCTAAAGAAGCACTAATGCGCGAAAAGCAAGAACTTGAGCGTCTTACCCAACAAATTCTTGATGAAAATAAACGTCTTAAAGAATATGTAAAAACTGGTGAAACTTCTTATCAAGAAATGTTGCAATCAAAAGCCGAATCTGAGCTTGAAATGGCACGCCGTAAGTATAGAGAAGCCCAAGAAGCATATGACACAGACGCCATTATTGAAGCGCAAGAAGCACTGACAGATGCCAAAATGAAAATTGAGGCAGCAAAAAATTTCCGACCAAGTACTTTACAAAAGTCAGAAAATGCTGTACAAATACAAACATCGGCACAAGATGTACCCCAACCCGACGAAAAAACCCTGCGCTGGCAGGCAAAAAACCAGTGGTTCGGATCTGCGGGGTATGAAGAAATGACGGCGTTTGCTTTAGGCTTACACCAAAAACTTGTAGCCACGGGTTTTGACCCGCGTAGTGATGAATATTTCGAGAAAATTGATTCTCGCATTAAATCGGTTTTTCCTGAGATGTATGAGGAAAAAGAAACCGCAAGCCGAAAATCCGGAGAACCTAGTAAAAAGCCTGCTACAGTTGTGGCTTCCGCTACCCGTTCAACGGGAGCGAAAAAATCCGTTAAGTTAAGTGCTACGCAGGCCGCGTTAGCAGATAAACTCGGAATCCCACGTAAACTTTATGCAGAAGAATTTTTAAAACAGGAGGCCCGTAATGGCTAATAATCGTACACCCCGTGATTTGGACGCACGTGAAAAAAGTTCAACCCGTGCTGTTTATCAACCAGCTGCAACTCTTCCAACTCCAGCCCCGCAAAATGGCTATAGTTTTAGATGGGTCGCAACGGCAGTAAATGGTCAGGATATTCCGACTAATGTTTCACAAAAGCTTCGTGATGGTTACGAGCCTGTGAAAGCAGCAGATCATCCTGAGTTAATGCTGCAAAGTGATAAAAACGGTAACGTAGAAGTAGGTGGTCTTATGCTTTGCAAGATTCCTACAGAACGTGCGGAAGCACGCGCAGAGTATTATGAAAAACAAGCAGATAACCAAATGAATTCGGTTGATAACCATTTCATGCGGAACAATGATGCCCGTATGCCCTTGTTTTCGGATCGCAAGACCACGACGACTAAAGGTAGCGGGTTTGGTAATGGTTCAAAATAATTTTAGGAGGCTTTAAATGGCTACAGTATCTAGTCCCTATGGACTAAAGCCGGTCAGTATGATCGGCGGTCAAGCATTTACTGGCGGTACTATTCGCGAGTATGCAATGACCACAAACACTGCCAGCCCGATTTATACGGGTGATTTAGTGCAGTTAGGCGCGTCAGCAGCAGGACAACCAACGGTTGTATCATCTACCCCAACTACCAGCTCTGTTGGTATTGTCGGTGTTTGCGTTGGTGTTCGTTATCAATTGGCTGGTCAGCAGTTAGGCTATCCATTGTTTGCTCAGTATTTACCTGCAAACGCAGTAACTTCTGGCTACACCAACATCTTTATTCGTGTTGTTGAAGATCCAGATCAGTTATATCAAGTTCAGTCTTTAGGTTCTATTACTCTAGGCTCTATTGGTAAAACTATTGCTTTGGGTAACTTTACAGCTGGTACAGGCAGCACAACTGGTAATTCGACTTCTGGTAACTCAGTTGTTGCGTTGTCAGCTACTGTTTCTAACACGAGCGCGTTGGCGTGCAAAATTGTTGACTTGGTTAACTCCAGCTCTACTTTTGGCGGCAATTTCCCATCTAACCCCGGTGATGCGTATACCGACTGTATCGTTAAGTTAAACTTTGGCGTACATTCGTATTATCAGTCCGCTGGTACTACTAACTAATAAAGGAGCTATAACATGGCTATTTCTCGTTCACAACTCCTTAAAGAGTTACTCCCCGGTCTAAACGCGTTGTTTGGTTTAGAGTACAAACGCTATGGCGAAGAGCATAAAGAAATTTATGAAACTGAAACTTCTGAGCGTTCATTTGAAGAAGAGACCAAGTTGTCCGGTTTCTCTGCAGCACCTGTCAAAAACGAAGGTGGCGCAATTTCTTATGACAATGCACAAGAAGCGTTTACTGCTCGCTATACCCATGAGACTATCGCTCTGGGCTTCTCAGTTACTGAAGAAGCAATCGAAGACAACTTGTATGATTCGTTGTCCGCTCGTTACACCAAAGCATTGGCTCGCGCAATGGCATATACCAAGCAAGTTAAGGCTGCTTCTGTATTAAATAACGGCTTTACCAACAGCGCCAATTATTATGGTGGTGATGGTGTGCCTTTGTTTAGTGCTTCGCATCCTTTGGTTTCTGGTGGTACTAACAGCAACATTCCTTCTACTCCAACCGACTTGAATGAGACTTCTTTAGAAGCCGCAACTATTCAAATCGCTGCTTGGACTGATGAGCGTGGTCTGTTAATTGCTGCTAAACCACGCAAGTTGGTAATCCCACCTGCATTAATGTTCGTTGCTACTCGTTTATTGGAAACTAACCTCCGTGTTGGCACAACTGATAACGACATCAACGCAATCAAGAATAACGGAACTATCCCAGAAGGCTATGCCGTTAACCACTTCTTGACCGACACTAATGGTTGGTTCTTAATGACTGATGTACCTAATGGTCTGAAGCATTTCGTTCGTTCCCCGCTACAAAATAGCATGGACGGCGATTTCGATACCGGTAACGTACGTTACAAGAGCCGCGAGCGTTATAGCTTCGGCTGGTCGGATCCTCTCGGTGTTTGGGGTTCACAAGGTACATAATCTGTACCTGTGTTATGAAAACCCAGCTCAAAAGGCTGGGTTTTTTCTTTCTTCGTAATGTACTTTTCTATGGCAGTTTGCGCATAGCACAATACACTTTTTAATCTCTCTTATTGCTGCATCAAAGCACCCGTTGCTTATTAGCTGGTGTACGTGTTGGTGATCTTCTTTATCTACGTGGTGAAAATCAAATGTAGCTGGGTGATCTTCCCCGCATTTGGAGCAGGCTAGTGTGCTTTTGTATTCATTCCATTTTTGCCGCGCATCTAACCTTCTTAGTTTTTGTCTTTCTAATATTTTTTCTCTGTTGGCTTTATAGTGCTCGGCTGATCTGCGCTTGTGAAAAGCTTTTTTTGCGTCTGCGTCTTTATAGGGCATTTTTGTTATACAAAGTAGGTTGTTTGTTTTCAAAAGAATACACTTTTATATCTCCGCCAGAGTATAGATCACTTTGACACGCTGCCCAGCATGCTTCTTCAGCTGTGTGCCCCAACGTCATAACTGCTAAAGCGGCTAATGTACCACTACCTAGCGCATCGGGTGTTTGTATTTGCCAGAATCTTAAGTCTTTACCCGCTACAAAAATGCCTTCTTCTGTCAGTAGCATAAAGTCTGCATCATCAGCATCTTTAATAACAGGCGCTTTACCTTTTTTACCTTCTATAAAATACTTAACAACTTCTTGAATACTAGTTACATCTCCCGCTCCAGCTAACCATCCCTGTGGCACGCGAAATACTTTTTCATTATCTATGGATTTTGTATCAGAGTCGTCGTCTGAAACTTGGCTATCGGAAACAATAATTTTTCTTTTTGGGTCGCCAACAATAGTAGTCATTTTATTTAGTCGCCAATATATAAAGACCTACATTAGAAAAAGCATACCCGCTATATACAACTGCCATAGGCATATTACCTTTTATGGCTTGTTCAGCAGCTATGTAGGCGTAGATTACACCTGTAACAACAATAAGCCAAGAACTCATATTTTTCTCCGTTTCGCCCATTTTACATAAAACCCATTGCAATTATTTAAAAAAGTAGTAAACTAAGGGAAACCGGGAGAACCGGCCTTTTAGACTGCCCCGGCAGACGCATACAAGACTAACGGGCCTTATTTGTATGGAGATATATTATGGGTTTTGCTACTCACTTAGGTCCTTGGCTATTAGGCACTGTTAAAAACACAACTGGTAGTACCGCTGGTACTATTCGCAATATGGGTGCCACGACTGTTTCGCAAGCAGCGAACGTTGTTTTTGGTACTTTGACCGGTACGGCTTTTGTTCTGCCAGCTGGCGCACAGATCACTTCTATGCAGTTTATTACTTCTACTGTATTTAGTGCAGCTACAACCGCTAAATTAACTATTGGCGCAACTGATATTACTGCTGCAACTACTGTAACTTCTGTGGCTCCTTATGCTTTGGCTGTCGCTTCTACTAGTGGCGCTACTGCTTTGGCATTAAATGTGGGTACTACTGACGCTGTTGTATCGTATACACTGGCTGGTACTAGTTTAAGTACTGGAGCTGGCACGTTTATCATTACTTATGTAGTTCGTGATTCTAGCGGCAACGCAAATCCACCTGCAAACCAACAGTAATTAATCTGATGGGTTAGGGTAATCCCCTAGCCCCTTTTAACTTAGGAGATTAATTATGACAATGCAATATGATGTACAAACAGTTCATTTAAACAGCACCGGTTTTGGTGTTATTGGCAGACTTCGCGTTAAAGGTTTGGTAATTTCAAGCACTGCTACAGGCGGTACAGTTGGTATTTGGGATACTACAGTTGCAACTACTTCGGCTACTTATGCACAATCAGGATATACGGTTACAGTAACTAGTTCAAGTCATGGTTTAAGCACAGGCGCCCGCGTAGGGATTTCATTTGCTGCGGCTAGTGGTAATTCGGCTACTAACGGTAACTACGTTATTACAGTTACGGATGCTAATACTTTTACTATTACTGACATTAACTCAAGAACTATTGCTGCTAGTACGGCTTGTAGTTATGTTTCAAGTACAACCAACGGCAATACTCAATGGCATATGACCGTTGATACGGCTGCTGCTGCAGGCACGACTAATATCGTGTTTCCGGGTGAAGGCATACTAATTGAGAATGCTTTGTATATAAGTATGTCAACCACAAACATAACAGCAGTAACCGCGTTCTATGGCTAAGACTCCAGCATGGACTCGCAAAGAGGGCAAAAACCCGAACGGTGGATTGAACGCAAAAGGACGTGCTTCATACAACGCAGCAAATCCGGGCAAACCCGGCTTAAAAGCTCCTCAACCCGAAGGTGGTTCGCGGAAGAAGTCATTTTGTGCACGGATGTCAGGGATGAAGAAAAAACTGACAAGCTCAAAGACGGCTAACGACCCCGATAGCAGAATTAACAAGTCTTTACGGGCTTGGAAATGTGCTGAAGGTGGAGCAGTTAAAGGCGACGGGTGTGTTACACGCGGCAAGACTAAAGGGAAGATGGTATGAGCGACATCGACCCAATTGAAACGGCTAGAGAATTAGCCACCCACGCTAACGATATACAACACTTGCAGGAAGATATGGACAAGATGGTCAAAGAAATGCAAGAGATTAAGTTGGCTATCCAGTCCATCAATAAAACCCTGTCCGAAGCAAAAGGCGGTTGGAGACTTTTAATGGCGATTGGTGGTGCGGCTAGTGTAGTTACAGGAATAGTTGGTTTAATTATTGGACATTGGGGAAGTAGATAATGCCTAGTACAAGTAAAAAACAACACAACTTTATGGCGGCAATTGCACATAACCCTGCATTTGCTAAAAAGGTAGGAGTCCCACAATCCGTGGGCAAAGATTTTAATGCTGCCGATAAAGGCAAAAAATTCAAAGGAGGCGGTATGGCGTCAGATAAATTAAAAAAACTGTTTAAAGGCAAAGAGTCTATGAAGGAAGAGCTGGCTGAAGCTAAAGCCATCAAATCTGGGAAGATTAGCCCCATGGAATACGCTAAAGGCGAAAAAATGGAAAAACCTAAAAAAATGTGTCGTGGTGGCGGTATTGAAGTTAAAGGTAAAACCAAAGGTAGGATTTGCTAATCATGGCTAAAAACGGGTATGACCAAACGTACGAAGACGATCGCAAAGAGAATGAAGAAACTCGTGCGCTAGTTACAAAACCCATTAAAGCAGCCATTAATGCCGTTAAACCAAAAAGCACTAAAGCAGATACAGGTGAAACAACAAATCCTATGGGCGACAAATATGCTAAAGGTGGAAAAGTTGCTGGCAAACTAGCAACCCGCGGATATGGGTGTGTAAAGAAATGAGAGCTTCTCGTGGTATGGGTGATATTCTTAAATCCAAAATGCCTAAGACAACTGTAGTTGCAAAAAAAGGTGGTAAAGTTGGTTTGTATGAAAACATCCACAAAAAGCAAGAACGTATTAAAGCTGGATCTGGTGAAAAGATGCGTTCTGTTGGGGCTAAAGGTGCCCCCACAAAAATGGATTTTATTAAATCGGCTAAAACAGCAAGGAAAAAATGAAAGATTTTATGCAAATGCAGGTGGATGTATCAGAACGCCTGTATAAGATGATGCTAGATGACCATAAAGAACGTATTGAGGATATGAAACTATGGGCAGATACAAGTGTTAGTTTGATGCGTAAACTAGACGCGCGTGATAGAGAAATTGAAAAGTTGCGTGCCGAAATTACTGCATTAAAAGCGGGTAACGCGCTGTGAACTTTGCCGTACATTTCTATTTAATTAAAGGTGCAATGATTGGCTTTGAGTTAGTAGAAGATGTAGATGGAAGTAATTGGCTAGTAATTGATTTATTTTGCTGTAGGTTTATGGTTGAATTTAACGGAGAAGAAAATGTTTAAAGTGTTTTTTACTTGGTTGTTTTCTCGCAATAAGCAAGACTTAGGCGTTGCTTGGCCTTTCCCCGTGCCGGAACCAGAGCCACAAATTAAACCCGCTCCTAAAAAACGTGGAAGAAAGCCAGCTACAATAAATCAAACGGCTAAAAAAGCAGCGACTAAAAGCAAAAAGGCGCGCAAATGACATCTTACACAACCGGCACTACTCTATTTAACTTAGATTTAAATGATCTAATAGAGGAAGCTTTTGAGCGTTGTGGCATGGAGTTAAGGACGGGTTACGATTTTCGTACCGCTCGTCGTAGTTTAAATTTGCTTACTGTTGAATGGGCAAATCGTGGTATTAATATGTGGACTATTGACCAAGGCACGATTAGTTTAGTGCAAGGGCAAAACACGTACGCACTTCCAACAGACACGATTGATTTGTTAGAACATCAGATTCGCACGCAAGCTAACCAAGCGGCTAACCAAACAGATATTACTATTTCACGCATCAGCGTATCAACATATGCCACAATCCCAAATAAACTAGCTCAGGGGCGTCCAATTCAAGTCTGGATACAGCGTCTTAGCGGCAATGCAAATACAAACGCCTATACGTTAAACGGCACTATTACATCAACGGCTACTACAATAACTCTAACTAGCACGGTAAATTTGCCTGCGGCTGGGTTTATTAAAATTGATAATGAGATTATTGGATACGGCTATATATCAGGAAATACAATAAACAATTGCAGTCGTGGTCAGGCTAACACAACCGCAGCCGCACATACTACAGGAGCATCGGTATATGTTGAATATTTACCAGCAATTACAGTCTGGCCTACGCCGGATGGTTCGCAGTCATATCAGTTTATTTATTGGCGTTTGCGTCGTATTCAAGACGCTGGGAATGGGGTAAATATACAAGATATACCTTTCCGTTTTGTTAATTGCTTAGTTGCTGGATTGGCATACTATCTATCTCTTAAACTACAAGGTGTAGACCCAATGCGTAGCACGGCATTAAAAGCAGAGTACGAACAGCAGTTCCAGCTTGCTTCTGAAGAAGACCGTGAAAAAGCCCCTGTTAGATTTGTGCCACGCAGAATGTATATAGGTAGCGGAGCGCCGTAATGCCTAATCAATTCGCTTCCGGTAAATATGCTATTGCCGAATGTGATCGGTGCGCGTTTAGATATAAGTTAGGTGAATTACGGATTGAGATAGTTAAAACCAAACCGTTTCAGCTAAAAGTATGTAAAACTTGTTGGGATCCAGACCATCCACAGTTACAATTAGGTATGTATCCGGTCAATGATCCGCAGGCAGTAAGACAACCACGACGCGATTTAAGCTATGTACAATCTGGTTTAAGTGCTTATGGGTATCAGGCAGGAGGTAGTAGAGATACACAATGGGGGTGGGCTCCAGTAGGGCAAGGATATGACTACAATGAAACACCTAACTATTTAGTAGCACAAGGGCAAGTAGGTAACGTAACAATTAATTAGGAGTAGATATGAAACAAGACGGTATTGCAAGAAAAGGTAAAACTGACGGTAAACAGTTGGGTATTAGTGGCGCTAGCGTAGCAACAAACAAAGGTGGCAAAAAATCACTAGGCGTAACTAATGACAATCTAAAATCAATGGGTCGTAATATGGCTCGTGTGGCTAACCAAAGAGGTCGTTAATCATGGCTAATAATAAACCGGCTAGTGCATACGCTAAGCCACACACAATGAGCGGTGAATCGGTGACCGTAGAGCTACCTGCAGATTCCGTAGAAACAGGGTCTTCGTTTTTGAAAGATTCTAATATGTCTGTTGGCAATGTAAGCAGAGGCAATTATGCGCCTACTAAGACTTCTGGTATTGAAGTGCGTGGCGGTAAAGCGCAAACTAAAGGCAAGATGGCTCGCGGTCCAATGGCTTAAGGGTAAACCCTAATGAACTACGTAGAACTGTATCAAGCAATACAGGATTATTCTGAGAACTCGGAATCGCTATTTTTAGCGAATATACCCCTTTTTGTCAGAGAAGCTGAAAGACGCGTCTATAACAGCGTACAAATACCTCCATTGCGTAAAAACGTAACGGGCACTCTTTCAGCCAGCAATCAATATTTATCAGCGCCAGATGATTACTTATCTACCTATTCTATAGCGGTTGTTAGTGGAAGCGGTACATATTCATATCTTTTAAATAAAGACGTTAATTTTATCCGTGAGGCTTATCCAAGTCCTACAGATACGGGCACCCCCAAGTACTACGCGTTATTTGGTTCACAGTACACTAACTTAAACGAGCTTTCTTTCATTATGGCTCCTACGCCTGATGATAACTACAACGTAGAACTACACTATTTTTATTACCCCGTGTCTATTGTTCAAAGAGCTATTGCGACTACAAGCCTTACAAACGGCGGGTCTTTGTATACAAACGGTACTTATACTAATGTGCCATTAACGGGTGGAAGCGGGTCAGGAGCTATTGCAACTATTGTAGTGTCTGGGCAGGCTGTTACGTCGATAACCCTTACAAATACGGGCAATTTTTACGCTGTTGGGGATATTTTAAGTACTTCAAGTTCTTATATTGGCGGGTCTGGCTCAGGTCTTTCTATTACTGTACTTACTGTAAATAATACCGCCGGTACTTCTTGGCTTGGGGATAACTATGATCCCGTGTTGTTATATGGCTCTATGCGCGAGGCAATGCTCTTTATGAAGGGTGAAGCCGACTTAGTTAAGTACTACGAAGATAAATATACTGAAGCCCTAATGCAGCTAAACCGTTTAGGTACAGGACTCGAAAGAGGCGATGCTTATAGGGACGGACAAGCAAAAATTAAGGTTAACCCATAATGGCTATTCAGCAAGGGCAGACTAACGTATTTAAGCAAAACCTGTTAAGTGGTTTAGAAAATTTTGCTGTTGGAACGCCATATACCTACAAAATAGCGTTATATACAGGTAACGCCGACCTAACACAGACTACCACGGCTTACACAACCACTAATGAAATTACAGGGACAGGCTATACGGCGGGGGGAGAGACACTGGTTGTATCTCAAGTACCCACGATAGACCCCTCTAATAGCACTGCTTATATATCGTTTAGTAGCGTTGTGTGGACAGGGGCTTCATTTACTGCCAGATGTGCTTTAATATATAATGGTGTGACAAATGCGGCAGTAGCAGTGTTAGACTTTGGTTCAGATAAAACGTGTACAGCAGCAGGCACTTTTACAATTACGTTTCCAACGGCGACCTCAACCACCGCCATTATTAGGCTTAGTTAAGGACTTTTTATGCAAAAAGAGCAATCAAACTTTGGTGATGCCGCAAGTGCATCATTGGGTAAACATTCTAATACTGACGAGTCTTTTGGTATTCAGGGCGTATATCACGCTATCTGCTATGACAAAGATGGCAACATTAAGTGGGAAGACACAGCCCCGAACTTAGTTACCGCTGTAGGTAAACAAGCTCTATTTGACTACTATTTTGGTGCTACTGGTACGGGTGGTGGTACGGCTGCTGGTGCTAACTATATGGGTCTATGCGGCGGTACAGCAACTTATGCTGCGGCTGATACGATGGCTTCACATACTTGGACTGAAGTAGGTGGTACTAATGCCCCTGCGTATTCTGGTAATCGCCAATCTCCTACATGGTCTGCGGCGACTTCTACTGGTACTACCCCCACAAACGTAACTACTAAAGCGGCTTCAGCTGTAACTTTCACTTTCACATCTGGTGGCACGGTGAACGGTTGCTTTATTAACGGCGGTGCTTCTGCTTCTGCTACTAAAGATACGACTACAGGTGTTTTGTATTCTGCTGGTAACTTTACTGGTGGTAGCAAAACTGTAGCATCAACCGATACTTTAGCGGTTACGTATAGCACTACCGCTACTTCGTAAGGAGCCTTAAATGGCTCTAATATTAGCCGATAGAGTTCAAGAAAGCGCAACAGCCAATACAACTGTTAGTTTTACCCTGCTTGGAGCAACCACAGGGTATCAATCTTTTGCGGCTATTGGCGACACAAACACAGTTTATTATGGTGCCTCTGACGGCGTAGACTGGGAAGTGGGTATTGGCACATACTCAACCACTGGACCAGAATTAACTAGGGATACAATTTTTTCTTCTAGCAATTCGGGATCTGCTGTTACATTTAGCGGGACTGTTATTGTATTTTGTGATTATCCAGCAGAACAAGCGGTTTACGAAGATAACGGTGTTGTTGATGTTAGCACTTTAAGGCTTACAAACGCAGCAATTCTAAAAGATAACCAAAACCAATCTTTATATTACGGATACAACAACGACACTTCTCACTACCCAAATCCATACGGAACTATTAATTCCCTTAGTTGTGATCCAATCTATGCAGAACGCTATTTTGGCGTTGGAGTTGATTTTAATAACAATCCCTATTTTTGGTCAATTAATACTGATTTAGAAATTCCTTCTGTTAATTATTTTTCTGATGGAGATACAACAGGAACTTTAAATGGGATTAGTGTTTACCAAGGTTCATTTCAAACAGTTATGGTTGGTAGTTCTGGTGGGTACGCACTAATTTATAGAACTGTTTCTGATAATTTTGAAAGCATTTTAGAAAGAAGAGAAATTGATACAATCCCCGGCGTATTAAATGGGGTTGCTACCGTTGTTGGCGGCGGTCTTGATGGTTATGCTGTCGCAGTTGGAACAACTCCGGATAACAATGCTTTAATAGCAACCACAGATTATGTTGGGTATGATTGGACCAGTCAAGTATTAACCAGTGATGATAGTTCGTATTTAACATCAGTTACTTGGGACGGCACACAATTTGTAGCGGTAGGTCAGCGCTTTACTGGTGGTGTTTTTGTTGGTATAAATTTTTCTAGTACAGATGGTTATACTTGGACAGAACAGCCAACCTTTAGCACATCAAACACAGAATTAAAATCAATTACTGTTCGACTAAGTAATAACGCAACCCCATACTCAACAATACCCTATTCAAATTATTTTGACCTTTATGGCTATTTTCAAACAGACGATGTTCCTGAACTAGGGTTTGGTACAGGCGATTTTACAATCGAAGGCTGGTTTAAATCAACTGATCAACCTACAAAATATTTATTTGATTTTAGAACGCTAGTCGATGACCAAAAACTTAGCATATCTACAGACTATGGAAACCTTCAAGTTTACATTGGCGAATCACTAGTAATTGATTCTGGATACGACATTTCCGGCGGATGGCATTACGTTGCGGTTGTTCGTGAAAGTGGCGATTTACGACTATACATTGACGGCGTTAATTTTGGTAGTTATACATCAACAGAAGATTTTGGTTCAACTAGCGATATGGTAATAGGCACCGCTGGGTTCGATCGCGGTGACGGAATTTATGATTTTGCGGGTTACGCATCTAACATTAGAATAGTAAATGGCACCGCTGTTTATACTGTGGATTTTTCACCCCCAACTACGCCGCTTACTGACATAGCGGGAACAGTTGTACTAACCGCACAAACAGCCACAGTTGGTGAAAATAATGTAGCAGTAGACCCAATTACTCTTTACAACATTAATGATGTAGTTGCAGTTGCTTATGAGCCTTCGCTGTATGTAGCAGTTGGTAAGTATATATTTACCACTACAGATGGTATAACTTGGACGCAACAAACAGTTACAGAATTAGACGGAACAAAACAGTTAAATTGCGTTATTTATGATCAACCTAAAGGTTTATTTGTTGCTGTCGGCAATAACAGTTTAATTTTTACCAGTCCAGACGGAACAACGTGGACACAGCAAGACACCACAGCATTGCCAAGTGCTAATTTATTGGCTGCTAGCAACCACAACTACACCATTACAGCTGGCGGACAATATTTATTTTATGATCCAGATCAAGACGATATTACGTGGAGTAGTTTAAGTTATTTTCCAAATAACGCAATTGGTATTGGCGACGGAGCTGGTCAATCATATCAAGGTGATAACGCTATAGCCATTGGTCAATATGCTGGAGAAAATAATCAACCAGCTAATAGTATCGTAATTAATGCCTCTGGCGAATCACTTAACGGCACCAACTCCGGATTATATATTGATCCAGTTCGTGATGAACTTGCTGGCACTTCTAATTTAGTTTCGTATAACACTGACACAAAAGAAGTAGTTCAAAATTCAGGCATTGTTATTAATGAGACTAGCATTAATGTAGGAACTAACTCTGGAACAGGATCAAATTCAAATATTGACATTCGTGGTAATGGCGCTGGACTTAATCTTGGATACCCGTCTTTATTAAACATAATTCAAAAAAATGATAATCCTTGGGCATTTACAATCCAAAATGCTTCTGCGCCAGCGGCTACAAAAGGCGGTTTATTTTATGTTGCTAATAATGGTAATGTTGTTTTTTCCGTTGGTAATACTTCAGCACCAAATGATTATTATGAGAGTTTAATATTTTATACGGATGGATCATTAAGATTAGTTGGTGGCGCAAGTATTAGAAATCCTATAGGTTCGGATTCATTGGCTATTGGTAATGATGCTGGAGATACAAATCAAGGTCAAGCTGCTGTAGCAATTGGTAGAAGTGCTGGTGAAACAAATCAGGGAGAAGCTACTTTTGCATTGGGCTCTTATGCTGGATCGTTTAATCAAGGCAATAATTCATTAGCAATTGGTAGTAACGCCGGCTCTTATTTTCAAGGTGCTAATACGGTTGCCCTTGGATATGGCGCCGGAGTTGGTGGTGGCATTGGTTCTTATTATGTATCTGGTGGTTTTTATGACACTATTTTAGTCGTTCAAGACACCACCGGGATTTTCCCGGGAATGGAAATAGCTAATAATGGATTTACTTCAGGACAAACTGTAGTTAATGTTATAAGTTCAACAGAATTAGAAATATCAGCACCTGCTGATTCTGAACCTATAGTTACTGCTTTTACTCTTTTTATAGGTACACAAAAAGACAACGCAGTGGCAATTGGGTATTTTGCTGGACGAAATAATCAAGTAGCCAACTCCATTATTCTTAACGCCTCTGGTGCAGAACTAAATTCAGCAAACGCTGGTCTGTACATTGACCCAGTGCGCAACGACACTGGTTCAACCACTAACGGTGTCTACTACAACACCACAACCAAAGAGCTAACCTACGGCCCAGTAACAAACGGAACAGTAACCTCAGTAACAGGCACAGCCCCAGTTGTATCTTCAGGCGGCGCAACCCCAGCTATTAGCATGGCAGCAGCTACTACAAGTGTAGATGGTTATTTATCAGCTACGGATTGGACAACTTTTAATAACAAAGGTTCAGGCACAGTAACCAGCGTTGCTGCTTTAACTTTAGGAACTACTGGTACTGATTTAGCATCTACTGTAGCCACAGGCACTACAACCCCTGTTATTACTTTGAATGTACCAACGGCATCTGCTACTAATCGAGGTGCTTTATCTTCATCCGATTGGTCTACTTTTAATAATAAACAAGATGCGTTAGTAAGCGGCACTAACATTAAGACTGTTAATAGCAATTCTTTGCTTGGTAGCGGCGATGTATCGGTTGGAACTGTTACTTCAGTATCTGCAACTGTGCCTAGTTTTTTAAGTGTTTCAGGTAGCCCCATTACTTCTAGCGGTACATTAGCTTTAACTTATTCAGGCACAGCTTTACCAATACTTAATGGCGGTACAGGGGCAACAACAGCAAGTACAGCATTTAACGCATTAAGCCCATTGACTACTGCTGGTGATACTCTTTATGGTGGTACAAGTGGTGCTGGAACAAGATTAGCTATTGGCACGGCAGGGCAAGTATTAACTGTTAATGCTGGTGCTACTGCCCCTCAATGGTCTACTCCTACTACTGGTACTGTAACAGCCGTATCTGTAAATTCTTCCAATGGATTTGCTGGCACTTCAAGTGGTGGCGCAACTCCAGCTTTAACTTTAAGTACTTCTGTTACTGGAATATTGAAAGGCAATGGAACAGCCATTTCTGCTGCAACTGCTGGGACGGATTATTCTGCTGGAACTTCTGCTTTAGGTACTGGTATTTTAAAAAGCACTACAACCACAGGCGCTTTAACTATTGCTGTTGCTGCTGATTTTCCAACACTTAACCAAAACACTACTGGTTCTGCTGCTACATTAACAACTGCAAGAAGTATTTATGGTAATTCCTTTGATGGTTCTGCCGCATTAACACAGGTTATTGCTTCTACTTATGGTGGTACTGGTAATGGATTTACTAAATTTTCAGGCGCAACAACAGCAGAAAAAACATACACATTACCTGATTCAAATGCCACTTTATTGTATTCAGGTGGTGCATTAGGTACTCCATCAGGTGGAACAGTAACTAACCTTACCGGCACAGCATCAATCAACATTAACGGCACTGTAGGCGCAACTAC